GCACCAACCGGAGAAGTATTTGTACTAACTATAGTAAAAGATATGGACTCTCCTACTATTGCTCCACGAAGATATGCAGTAGCACTAGATAGGGAAGGAGTACAGGTGTTAACAGGGCCTAAATCTTTTTCAAGCAATACTGATGTACTAATAGAAGAAATAAAATTTAGAATAGATAACCAACTTCCATAACCAAACTATTTATATATATGAAACTGGATCAACTACGTAAGATAATACGTGAAGAAGTAAAATCTGCCGTTAAGGAGGAATTACAAGATGTAATGAATGAAGCAGTTAAACACGCCTCAACTCCACAAGCACAAGAGTTTAACGAACATATATCAGTTAAACCTAAAGACTTAAGTAAAACCTGGACAACAAATAAACCCAGCACCTTAGATGAGATGCTCAATGTTACTAGAGCAGAAATGACTACCGCTGACGCTAATAATATAATGGGATCAACTGGAGTACAGAAACCCAACTTTGCATCTATGATGACTAACCAAATGTCTAGAGATAACAACGGCCCAATGCCAGGTATAGATATTTCAAGTTTAGACTTTGTAGGAAAAGCAAAAGCAATTTATGATAAATCATTAGAAAAAAGTAAAGCTAGTATATAATGGCATTCGAGATTAAAAAAATAGATCCTTTAGATTTACAGCCTAGAAAAGCAATAGGCGTAAAACTACCATTCTCCGGAAGAGCAGTATTTAACTCTACCTTCCAGTCTAGAGATGCTATAAAAACTAATCTCATTAATTACTTTTTAACAGCAAGGGGTGAAAGATTTCTCAACCCTACATTCGGAAACACCTTAAGAAATTCATTGTTTGAAAATATGACTGAAGAATCTGTAAGAGTTATAGATTCCCTTGTAAGGAAAGAGCTTGAAATATACTTTCCAAGAGTTGAACCAATTGAAATAAATACCATCGGAGTCCCCGACTCTAACACAGTGCAATTTTCATTATCATATAGGGTAAGAGAGACAAATATAGAGGATGAAGTAATAATAAATTTTGAACTATAATGGCTGAACAGAGAGATATAAAATACGTAAATCGGGAGTTTAGCGATCTCAAAACTAATCTTATTGAGTATGCTAAAAATTACTTTCCCGATACTTATAATGACTTTAGCGAAGCATCGCCCGGACAGTTATTTATAGAAATGGCAGCATACGTAGGAGACGTACTCTCTTACTATCAAGATACACAGCTTCAAGAAACCTTCCTACAGCACGCTAAAAACCCTGCCAACCTATACTCCCTAGCATACATGATGGGATATAGACCTAGAGCAACAGCAGCATCTTCAGTAGACCTAACCATCACACAGAGAATACCCGCTAAAAGCAGTGGCTCCGGTTTTATCCCCGACTTTGACTATGCAGTAAAATTAAGTAACAACAGTATAGCAAACGCAAGCATAGCGGGTGATATTAACTTCCTACTAACTAGACCTATAGATTTTGCCTTTAGCAGCTCCTACGACCCTACAGAGGTAACAATTTACTCGCTAGAGAACGGTAACCCATCCGAATACATTTTATCTAAGACAGTAAGAGCTAACTCTGCTACAATAGCCTCTACTACATTCAACTTCGGTACTGCAGAAAAATTCAGCACAGTAGCTCTAGATGACGTAGATATTATTAAAGTATTAGACGTTACAGATAGCGATGGAAACATCTGGTATGAAGTACCATATCTAGCACAAGATACTATAGTAAAGTCCGAAGTAAATACAGAGTCGGATAACAATCTAGTACCCTACATTCTTAAGCTTGAAAATGTAGCTAGGAGGTTTGTAACCAGATTAACTTCAACAGGCAAATTAGAAATTCAATTCGGATCCGGTGTAATAATAGCAAGAGATGAGGAGTTCACTCCTGACCCTACCTTTGTATATAAATTTGGTGATGCTGATACAATAGATAAATTAGATCTCGCCTTTGATCCAACTAACTTTTTATTTACTCGAACCTACGGGCAAGCACCATCAAACACTACACTAACAGTACGCTACCTCAAAGGAGGAGGAATAAACTCTAATGTACCCGCCAACACTATTACAACTATATCCACAACCACAACACCTAACGACGGTGTATATTCTTCAACAGTAACCGTAAACAATACGAAACCTGCATCAGGCGGGAAAGATGGCGACACTGTAGATGAAGTAAGACAGAACTCTCTAAAGGCATTCGCAGAGCAAAAACGAGCAGTTACAGCAGAAGATATAACAGTAAGAGCTCTTTCATTACCCCCCGAGTTTGGTTCTATAGCTAAGGTGTATGTAACAAAAGAACCCCTAGCATCCGCAACAGAAATGCTAGAATCTAACCCACTTGCTATCTCGCTTTATAGTCTAAGCTATGATAATAATGGCAAACTGATTAGCAATTCTCAATCTCTTAATAATAACCTTAAAAACTACCTATCTCAATATTTAATGCTAACGGATGCGATAGATATTAAACCCGCTTTTATAGTTAATATTGGAGTAAAGTATGAAATTTTAACCCTACCCAATTACCAAGCTAGAGATGTACTAGTTAATGTTACCAACATGCTGAAAGACTACTTTAAAATTCAGAAATGGAGTATAAATCAAAGTATAAACCTATCAAAAATTTATACCCTAATAGATAAAATAAAAGGAGTACAAACAGTAAAAAATGTAAAAATTACAAATAAAGCACAAGGTCTATACTCTGAATACGCTTATGATACAGAAGGAGCTACAAAAGATAATATCGTGTACCCTTCTTATGATCCATGTATATTTGAAGTAAAATACCCGGATGAAGATATCGAAGGACGAGTAACAACATTATAAAATGGCAATATATAGAATATACCCTGAAAAAGACACTACTGTTTGGTCTGAACCAAACACAGCAGGTACGTACGGAAATGCAGGCTTAGATGAAATACTAGAAATAGGAGGCTACCCCGATACCTACCTAACCGGTAGATCCCAAAGAGCGCTAATACAATTCAGTACTTCTGATATTCAATCAACAATTAATACTAAAATAACAGGAAGCTTTAGTAGTAGCTTAAAACTCTACCTTGCTACAGCCGGAGAAATACCCTCAACCTATACCTTATATGGATATCCTGTATCACAATCCTGGACTAACGGTACAGGTAAGAGAGACGACCAACCACTTAACACCACGGGTACATCATGGAAGTTTAGAGACGCTCAACTTAACCAATGGGACACACTAGGATGTGACTTCATATCATCAAGTGTTTCTGGAAGCCAAACATTTACACTGAGTAGTAAAAAGGATCTCAACATGGATGTGACATCTATAGTTACTCAACACTACTCTGAATCCCTTAGTAACTACGGCATTCTACTTAAAATAGAAGATAGTTACGAAAACTATACATCAGCCAGTATCAACTTAAAATACTACAGTACAGATACAAATACTATATTTCCTCCATACTTAGAGTTTAAATGGGACGATACAGCATATAACACCGGGTCACTATCAGTACTTAATAACGATATTGCGACTATAACTATAAAGAATCATCGAGAAAAATACTTAGACTCAGACACAGCTAAATTTAGAATTTCCGCTAAACCTAAATATCCAGCCAGAACTTTTACTACTTCATCTGTTTATTTAACAGAATATGCACTTCCCGATAATTCTTATTGGGGAATAAAAGATGAATATTCTGGAGAGATGATAGTAGATTTTGATACAACATATACTAAAGTAAGTGCCGACAGTAGTGGTAGTTTTTTTAATGTCTATATGGATTCATTTCAACCTGAAAGATATTATAGACTACTTATAAAAACTACTTTGAATGGGAACACATTAGTAATAGATAATAGAAACATTTTTAAGGTAGAAAGAAATGGCTAATGAAGTAAAGATACAGAAAACTGTTTTTAATAAAGAACAGTTTGATAGAGTTATAGATAGAACGTTTTCTACCTATGCACAACCTGTAGAGGAAGATCAAGAAACTACTGTAGCTGAATTTTTTGACTTATATGACAAACTTTATTTCGAGATCCCAGTCTATGGCGACTTCCAAACTCACGAGTACCTTGTAAAGAAAAGTGGAGAACTAGCTGATTTTGAAAAAGACACAGAAGATATACAGCCATTACTAGATGAAATATCAACTTTAAGAGAACAAATATTAGAATATCAAAATCAAATAATAGAACTAAATAAACCAATAACACAATAAGTGGCTAACTATAACTACTCTGTTACCGAAATAGACTCTAATTCCTTTCAAAAAATAATAATTTCTGAACAGGAAAAACTGCTTATTGACGAGTTTAATGTAAATTCTTTCCTCAATGCTTCTAAACATAGAGTAGACTTAAGTATATATTCTGTTGAGAATTCACTTTTAGAAAATTTTGAAGACTATACTAAATACTCTAAACTGCTTAATGCTCAAGAAGCAGGAAAAACAGGAGCAACTAATATAGTTTTAGACCCTGAAAAAGATATTCAAGAACTTGGATACGAATCAGGAGATGTAATATTAGTATATAGGTTTTTAAATAATTATTTTTCAACAGGAAAATTCGGAGGTGAATTCTTTATTGAAGATATATCCTCAGATGGAACAGAAATTAGAGCTTTAAGTTTAACTCTAACAGACAATGAAGTAAAATCTAAAGCTGATGAACTTAAAAAGTATCTAAATGATTCTAGTTTTTTAGATAGCTTCTACCTAGACTTCCTTAACGATACTGCCCCAATAGGTTTAAATATAGATACAGAGCAAACACCTAAAGGGTTAGCTATTGTATTAAAATTATATGAAGAGCTACCAGCAGGAATTGAAATAAATTCGAAAT